GAATAATATTACCAAGTTATTTGACAAAAATAGGTTTGCAACCTATCTGTGTAAAAGTTCAGAGCTGAGAGACAAAGATATGCCCCCCACACTACCTCGTAAGAGGTCGCATGTTAAGTCTGAGTTAGGTAACACTAATTCAACTCACCTCCCGGACACGTTTTTAAACGTATCTGGGGTTCTAGATGGCTTGAAGCACAGCCAAGTGGAGAGCTTAGGAAGCTCCCAAAATGGGTTATTGCTCGTCAATGACATACAATCGGAAAGAAGAAATGCTAGCCTGGATAACCTGAAAAGGTTCTCGTCCTGGTTTAGTACTTCTATCAATCTTCCCAACGTATATGTCGACGGAGCAGTAATCTGTGCGGATTTTGTAAGTCTGATTTTACCGACTTACAAGGTTGCTGATTTCCTCTCAGCAACCGGTAGTAAGAAAATTAAGAGTTTTGACCTGCGTCATCTGATGTTTCTCAGTCGTTCCTTCCGGAACCTAATGAGACATTTCGGATATAAGCGGGCCCAGCTTGGCTTTTCCGCTCAAGGAAAAGTCTATCCCATCTCGCATCTTATTGACCACTTAAATTCAGGTTCAGCTACCATGGAGTCTTATATCTTTTTAGATAGTGAGACTCTAGGTGGTGAGACCCGTCAAAGTGTGATCGATGCTCTAATTGATGGTGATGGCTGTTTTACAACAGCAGCTAAAGCTCTTAAAGGACAGAAAGGGGTGTTAGGGTTTACTAAGCCCTACCTACTTGAGTCTATATTCCTTCTGGCTAGTTACGTTGACATGATGTTCATGTTTGTTCCTAGATCAAAAGTGGTAAGACCCACAAAGAGTACCCTTCCTGATTTGATCCTAGAGACTATGTCTTGGGGAAGTAACTTCGTTAAGTTTACGAAATATGTTACTGTTTTCCCTATGGCTAAGTTTCTTAAGAATCAGTTGCCTACAAAGCCGGCAGGCTTTAAAGGTAGCCCTTACTACCTCCGTGGCGATATGAAGAAGATGATACATGCTCGTCTCCGGTCTGTCAGAGATCTGAAGTCCGGTTCCCTATATTTTACAATATTACAGGGGGTAAAACGTGCATGTTACATCGTGGATGAAGGTTTTGTTGCCACCACACTGAGGTCACACCTCAATACAATGACTACCCCACCCAAGCCTTTCACATGGGACTCTTGGATGTCAATCCTTACGCAGCCTGGTCTAGATGAATCTAGCCGAGCTACTATGGATTTTGACTTTGAGTCCTATGCACAGCGCCTTTTTAGTCGGTTCCGTTTAAAGCGGGACCTTCTGACAAGGGTTGTTGACCCTTCCACTTCTGCTTCTTTCGAAGCTGGAAGACAGAAAGGCGGTCAACGTGGTCATCATTATCGAAATTACTTAGACTCCATGGGCATTAATGCCGAAGTCTTACTATCTGACGATATGATGATCATGAATGAAAATGGTGAACTGAGGTATCACAATATTGATTTGGAAGAGTATAATAACCACACTTTGGATATTTACTACAATGATCAGCCTATTAATGCTGCCGTTGTTCCAATACGTGAACCTATCAAAGTTAGGACTATAACCGCTGGTGAAGCTAGCGTGTATGCATTGTCCAAACCCTTGCAACAAGATATGTGGAGTTTTCTACGTCTGTTCCCTCAATTTGCCTTAATTGGCGAAGAGTTAGACGTTAGACATCTAAATGATCTGTATAACCAGACACAACGCCTTAAGAAACCCGAAGATTTTGATCTTTGGGTCTCCGGTGACTTTGCTGGTGCCACAGATACATTGGATATTAACTTCACGTTATCTGCCTTTGATATCATGATGCAAAACGGTCTAAGAACCGATTCAAACTATTACCGTTACTATAAAGTTATGCGGAAAATCTTGGAGCCTCACAGGCTTCATTACGATTACGCACAAACTTTTGGTTGTGTTGATTATATAGTTGTGACCATGGATACCACCACATATCCTGTTGATGTTACTTCGAACCCGGTATTCGGGGCTTTCACACAATTTACCGTTAAAGGAGAGTTTGGACCTGTTACTTTTGACTATAACAGAGGCTGTGCTTTACCGCCGGGGCGCTATCGAATTATCTCATTCTCTGTGTTACAGATGAATGGACAATTGATGGGCTCACCCCTCTCGTTCCCTCTACTCTGCGCGATCAATTTGATCTGCTATTGGATGTCTTTAGAAGTTTATCTTCAAAGAACTGTTAGGCTTCAAGACCTACCCGTTCGTATTAATGGAGATGATATCCTCTTTATGACTAGTCCTGCTTTGTACCTAGTATGGCAGCGTTGTATTGCTAGTGTTGGCTTTAAGCTTTCACTTGGCAAGAACTACGTTTCTGATACATGGTTAACTGTGAATTCGATGTTATTCAGGTTTAATCCTGGAACCGATATCCTATTCACCAAAGCTGACTTTACCAATCTTGGTATGCTCATGTCCCAATCTAAAGGGGCCATGTTTGACATTAACAAGAAGCAGTCACTCCGTGAGAATTACCAGAAGGCAATTTTCACGGCTCAAGACCCGTACGAAGCTCACAAACGGTTTCTTTTTTGGAACCGAAAACAGTTAGACAAAATGACCCTTGACGGGAAGTTTAATCTTTTTGTTCCGCTTCGCTATGGTGGCTTGGGCTTCCCAATCCATCCGGATATCGCGTCGTCAATTAAAGTTACCAAATTTCAACAACGTTTTGCTACCTTTCTGAAGTATAAAATTGACAAAAAAATGAGTAAAGGGGAGTTTCCCTCTCACTACATCTTCTCAACAGTCTCAACCTCAAGGATGATCCAATCCCTTAAGATCCCAACCGGTCTGGTTTACTATTCATACCAGCCATCCGTTGGCCCGCTGTCACTAGGCTTATACGCACTAGAGCAGGTCGATCCGGAACGCGAGTTTCGCGTACAAGGTCTCAACGCCGGAGAAATCATTCCTACGGACGATGCACTCGTTTATCGCCACCCGCACAAGTCTCTCCTGAGAGAGTACAATAAGATCACAAATGTTGGACGCCAAACTGGCCTCCTACAAAATAAGATCGGAGCTATGCCTTTACGACAACTCCTGTACTCGGAGAAGACCCGGCTGTGTTGGAGTCGGACCCCTGATCATTCATTGGGTGAACAAGAACTACAAAAACTAGAAGGTTACCATGATTTCGGTAGCAATCAACAGACTGCCCCTTCTAGTGTTCTTGATTCAGTACAGTCGTCCTAACCGTGAGGTACGGAGGATCCCATAATATGAATGAACAAATCGTTGTCCGGAACGCCGGAACCCTATCACGCCCGAGAAGGGCAAACACCACCCTCGTTGAGAGAACTATGTCCTTGTTGTCTAACAAACAACTTCAGCAACTTGCTTTGTCTGGAGGTCGCAATTTGTATAACTATGTTTCCAAATCGCGTCCTTCCGAGTCCAAAGCTGCTAAGACTCTCCTCATCAAAGATGTGCCAATGCCCATTACCAAGGGCTATGAAGCACTCAGACGTGCACCAGCAACCCGCGCCACCAAAGGTGGAGGGATCAGAGTTCTCCATCGAGAGCTCTTGGATTCTGCTATAACCGGGAGCACGTTATGGTCCTCTGCTGTTATCCACTCCTACGAGATTAATCCGGGGCTGTCATTGACATTCCCTTGGTTATCTACTGTAGCGAGGAATTACTCAGAGTATAAAATCCATTCACTCCAATTCGAGTACATCCCATCCTGTCCTACCACTACTTCTGGTGACGTTATTCTGTCGCCTTTGTATGATCCCCAGATACCTCTCCCCACAAGTGAGGTTCAGGCATCAGACCAAGTAGATGCTAAGATAGGCTCTGTTTTCTTGGCCCACAAGATGTCTATGAAGGCACCTAAGATGAATATCTCTGGTACAAGAAAACTCATTAGAGACTATGCTATGGCTGGCTCCGTTGTCAATTATGATGCCGGACGCTTCCAGCTATCGTATTCTGGAGTTAACCCCGCTGGGGTTATCGGAAAGTTATTTGTCACTTACGACATAGAACTTTTCGCTCCTCGTCTCTTAAGAGCCTTGTCTACGACAGGTTGGCCTGATAATGTCTCCAGGTTTATCATGCCTGCAGATCAAACCCTGGCAACAGGTATCACGTACAACTACGGAGCTCTGATGAGCACACTCTCTTCGACAGCTAACAATCTTAATGTTACCTGGGATGGAACAGCCTCAGCCTATAAGGCCCCTTTTGGGATCTACAAGGTTGACTTTACTGCTTCCATCTCATCAACTTCTGCATCTGGCACCGGAATTATTTACAAATTCCTTTGTCAGTTCACAGGTTGCGCCAATGATGAGGCTTTCTATGAAAACACAATCACATCTGGCTCAGGTACTAACAAGATGATTAGGGGTACCCTCTTTTGGAACAATACACCAGGTTCCATTGGAGGTACTACCAACCTGTTCAATCCACAGTTAACTGTGACGAACGCTGGTACCATTACCCTACAGCAGGCCACTGGAGGCGCCTACTTGTCAGCTATTACATTTACCCTTCTCTAGCCGGATAGCTATCCGAAGAGCATTCCTTTCTGCTATATGTTTGGAGTTTATTTCCTTCTTAATCCTAGAATAAGATCGTAAAAATCAAAAAACCAACTACAATAAATTCTCCTCTGTCTTGGAAACCAGAGTGACTGTCAATTCATCTATAATTGCCCTACGTGAAAAATCGCGTGTCAGATATGCTTAGCGTAGCATATGGGTCCAATATCTCTAGAAACAAAGCAAAGCGGTTAGACCGCACAACTTCATATTCTCATCTTGTTAACCAAAGTACTGATGTTAACAAGGACCACAG